GAAGACGACAAGACCAACGCCTACCAAAGGCTGCGGGAAGGTTGGGAACCCGTGCGGGCTGACGAGTATCCGGAGTTCCATGCTCCGGTGATCGATGAAGGCAAGTACACGGGGATCATCGGTAACGGTGGTCTGATGCTGTGCCGTATTCCTGTCGAGACAGCCAACGAAAGAGCCGCGTATTACGGGAACCGGGCCCGCGAACAGATGGTTGCAGTCGATGAGGACCTGATGAAGGACCAACATCCTTCCATGCCGATCTCTCGTAGTCGGCAAAGTCGTGTTTCGTTTGGGGGCCGTGGGGCCTCTTAGTGTCAACTGAAGGAGTAGTACCATGGCAAACGTCAATGTTGCCTTCGGTCTGCGCCCCGTGGGTGTTGTCGGCTCGGCGCCGAACAGCACGGGGACGACCGAGTACCGCATCGCTTCGACGAACACCAACGCGATCTATCAGGGCGCTCCTGTGATCCCGCTCAGCACCGGTTTCATCGACCGGGTTGGCGCGGCTTCTGGTGGCACTGTTGGTCTCCTTGGCGTGTTCTGGGGCTGCGAGTACATCTCGTCCACGACCGGCAAGAAGACGTGGTCGAACTACTGGCCTGGCTCGGGCGCAAACTCGCTCTATCCGGTCCGCGCGTTCGTCTACGACAACCCGCTCCAGACCTTCGTGATCGCCACGTCGAACGTCAACACGTCGTGGGATACCGAGGCTGAACTGCGTGCTGGGGTGTTCGCCAACGCGAACTTCGCCGGTGGCCAGTCTGGCTCGACGATCACTGGCATCTCGTCCGCTACGCTCGACGTGCAGACGATTGCCGACACCAACACGCTGAACCTCCGCATCATGGGCATCCAAGAGGATCCTGAGAACTCGGACTTCACTGTGGCTGGTATCCCCGTCATCGTTCGTCTGAACAACCACTTCAATTCGCCCAACGGGTCGATTGCTGGTGGCACTGTTTCGACGACTGGCGTGTAAGGAGGCGGAACAATGGCTATCTCTCGCGCACAACTTGCGAAAGAGCTGGAACCCGGCCTCAATGCCCTCTTCGGCATGGAGTACGCCCGGTACGAGAACCAGCATGCGGAAATCTACACCACCGAGTCCTCGGATCGTGCATTCGAGGAGGAAGTTATGCTCGCGGGCTTCGGTACGGCGCCCCTGAAGCAGGAAGGCTCCGCGATCAACTACGACGACGCGCAGGAAGCGTACACCGCGCGTTACAACCACGAGACCATCGCGCTGGCCTTCTCGATCACCGAGGAAGCCATCGAGGACAACCTGTACGACCGCCTCGGCAGTCGCTACACGCGCGCCCTCGCTCGCTCGATGGCCCACACCAAGCAGGTGAAAGCTGCTGCCATCCTGAACAATGCCTTCACGGGCGGTGCTTCAGCTATTGGCGACGGCAAGGCGCTCTGTGCCACCGATCACCCGCTGACCAGCGGCGGCTCGTTCGCGAACAAGCCGACCGTTGATGCTGACCTGAACGAGACCTCGCTCGAGGACGCGCTCATCAGCATCGCTGGTTTTGTGGACGAGCGTGGTCTCAAGGTCGCCCTTCGTGGCATGAAGCTTATCATCCCCCGGCAACTGCAGTTCGTTGCCGAGCGTCTGATGGTTTCGAACCTCCGCGTTGGGACCGCCGACAACGACATCAACGCAATCCGCTCGATGGGCATGCTTCCGGAAGGGTACGTCGTCAACGACTTCCTGACCGATCCGGATGCGTTCTTCATCAAGACGGATGCTCCCCGTGGCTTCATCCACTTCGAGCGCACCCCGCTCTCGACGAACATGGAAGCGGACTTCGACACGGGCAACATGCGTTTTAAGGCCCGCGAACGTTACAGCTTCGGCGCTAGCGACCCCCGTTGCGTGTTCGGAACCTCGGGCGCTGCCTAACAAAAACAAGGGCTTAGGTCCGATTGACCCCCGCTTCGGCGGGGGTCTTTTTATTTCTTGACACGACGTGCCACTTTGTTACTACTGTTCATGCAACCTGTAACGGAGAGTCACGGTGTCGAACAACGTCATCTACAAGATTAGAAACATCGTGAACGGAAAGTTTTACGTTGGAAGCGCAGTGGACACGAGAACAAGGTTTCGACAGCACCGCAGGCTTTTGCGTAAGAATATCCACCACTGCAAACACCTACAGGCGGCATGGAACAAGTACGGCGAAGACGCCTTTAAGTTTGAAGTTGTCGAGCATGTTTCCTGCAGGGAGGAACTAGAGCCTAGAGAAGAGGTTTGGCTGTCTGAACATGCTGGTCAGCCCTACTGCTACAATTCAGGAAGGAGTGCGCGAGCCCCTTGGCGTGGGACTAGGGGATCTGGGCTGTCCCCGTTGACCGGTACAACCATTTCTCAAGAGCGCAAGGATCGTCTCCGCGAAGCCACCCTTGAACAGTGGCAAACGTCCGACCCCAGAACAGGCCGCAAGCACACCGAGGAGACGATAGAGAAGATCAAGGCCAAGGTCCAAGCTGCGCTGTCCGAAGGCCGTGGAGGAAGATTTATCCCGTCGGAGGAGACACGGGCGAAGATGTCTGCCTCCTTGAAAGGGAACCAGAACGCGAAGGGCCATGTTCGTTCTGAGGAACACCGGAGAAAGTTGTCAGAGGCTCAGAAGGGCAATCAGCACTGGGCGGGCAAGAGCCACAGCGAGGAGTCGAAGGCGAAGATGGGGCAGGCGGTCAGGATGATTTCACCGGAAGGTGATGTCACAGTGTACCCGAGGACAACGGCGATCAAGGAGCAGCTTGGTATTTTTCTGCCGACGGTTCTGCGGTCTGTTCGCAGCGGAAAGCCGTTATCGAAGGGGCCATATACAGGCTGGCGTTTCGAGTACGTCTAGAGTACTCTCTCCCACACCTCCCTGTCTACCAAACTGGGCCCCTGCGTAGCGGGGGCCTTTCTTTTTCCAATGTGGCGTTGTATGATTTGGCATCCCTGACAGCGGCATGGTGCCGCTGACACTCGCCACGACAGGAGATATCCATGGCGAATACGACCTTCTCGGGTCCCGTCCGTTCTCAGAACGGCTTTCAGACCATCAGCACGAATGCCACCACAGGCACTGTCACCGTGCTCAGCAAGAGCGCCGCTGCCATCGCCAACCCCGCCGCTACCGGCGCGGGGATCGAGGGCGCCGCTGCGGTGTACGAGACCTCGGTAAAGACCGAGAACGGCATCGTCACCACCTCGATCATGATTGACCTGACCGGCCTTCAGTCTGGCGGCACGGCGGGCGACATCATCGGCAAGAACGGCTCGGGTGTGGCGTACATCGCGCGCATCACCACGGCGGACAACGGCACGGTGTTTGGCGTCAAGATGACCTGCTTCGAGGTCCCGGCTGGCGGCGACACCGACATCGACCTTTACTCGGCGACCGAAGGCACGGGCGTTGAGGACAGCGCGATTACGGCGCTGACCGAGACGCAGATCATCAACTCTGGTACGCTGGCGCTTGGCACTATGGCATTCGGCACGGACATCGCGGCGGACCAGTACCTCTATCTGGTTGGCCAAGGCACGTCGAACGCTGCCTACACTGCTGGTCGCCTGCTGATTGAGATCTACGGCTACGCCTGATAGGAGGGCCAAATGGCCGGATCTGACGTAAAGGCGAAGTACATCGTGGCGGACACGACTGCTGCTGACGCTGACGGGGTCTGCCAGTCGCAGACCCCGGCTGCGGGTGGCGTGCAGAACCTGACCATCAACGGTGCGCTGGCATCTGGGGGCGTTGCGACGTTTGTTGCGGCGCGCTTCATCACGATCACATCGGCTGGCGCTGACGGAGGTCGTACGTTCACGGTGACGGGAACGGACGTCAACGGCAATGCCCAGACGGAGTCGATCACGGGGCCTGCAACGACCACGGTTACTGGGACCAAGTACTTCCGGACTGTGACGCAAGTGAGTGTGGACGGAAACACGGCTGGCGCGATCACGGTTGGCATGGCCAACAACTCGCTGGACGTGGTCTACGCTGGGCGGGTTCGAGTTCGTGGTGTGTACCTGATCCACACGGGCACGGCGGGCACGATCCCCTTCCGCAACGGCGGGGCTGCGGGCACGGCGATGCTGACGATCCCGACGCCTGCCTCGGCGAACAGCACACGCGATGTGGTGATCCCTGACGAGGGGATCATGTTCGAGAATGGTGCCTACGTTACCTACACGGCGGGCACGACGGTCTTTTCGAACTTCACCGCGTTGTACAACTAAGGTGTGCCATGCCGATCTACGACATCAGATCGATATCGCAGGTCGGCACGGTAGAACCGTTTGAACTGCAGGTGTCCCGGGGTCAAATCCCGGGGCACCGTTCTGTTTCTATCTTCGGCTACAACCCTGACGTTGACACGACTAGGGTCACAGTGTGGCCACACACGGGCATTCTTCCGCTAATACCTGTTGCGGCACAACTAAAGGTCAGTTCGTCTAATGCGAACGACGCTTCGGCAGGGACTGGCGCAAGAACCGTGTTTTTGGGCGGTTTGGACGCGAACTACCGTGAGATATCCGAGATCGTTACCCTAAACGGGCAAACGGAAGTTCTTACGGCGAAGTCCTATTTGCACATAAATGACGCCTATGTGGCAACGGCTGGGTCAGGGTTATCCGCAGCAGGGGACATATACTTCGGGGCGGGGACTGTAACGGCGGGTGTTCCGGCGACAGTTTACGACCTCATCAAGTTTGATTTCAACCAGCGCGTCACGGGCAGTTACACCATCCCTGCCGGGTTCACTGGTTATTTGTCTCAGGGACTGTTTTCTGCGGGACAGCCCGGAGGTAGCGCGCAGGTTGTTGGTCGGCTGCTTACCATCGCAACCGACGGAATCCGTCGGACTGCTGCAGTTACCACGGTCAACAATGGCGCTGCGGACTATGCGTTTGAGTACCCCCTTGCTATCCCGGAAAAGACAACGATTGAGGCCAGTGCGAAGGGCAGCTCAAACAACAACGAGGCTTCCAGCTTCTTTGTGCTTGTCTTGATTAAGAACGGAGGGCCGCTCTGATGGCGAAAACACCGGCTTGGCAGAGGAAAGAGGGCCAGTCTCCGAGCGGGGGACTGAATGAGAAGGGTCGTGCTTCGGCCAAGGCGCAGGGTATGAACCTAAAGCGCCCGCAGCCCGAGGGTGGACCGCGCAAGCGCAGCTTCTGTGCCCGGATGGAGGGGATGAAGAAGAAGCTGACGAGCGAGAAAACGAAGCGCGATCCGGACAGCCGGATCAACAAGTCACTGCGGAAATGGAAGTGCTGACATGGACCGCCGAAAGATCACCATAGGACTGTTGGAGACTATCATCGGCTTGATGGCCGCGGGGTCAGTGGGTCTTTTGGGGTGGACGGCGATGACGCTCTACAACCTCAACGCGCAGGTTCAGGTGATGTCGGTGCATGTGGCGGAAAGCCGGGATATGATTAAGCCGCTCTGGGAGGACTACATCCGCAGAACGGCGAAGTTGGATACGATCTTTTCGGAAACGATGGCGCAGAAACAATGAACCGTGCTAGTATGGCCAAGCAAGTGATGGAGGCTCCGATGGCTGGATGCGGAACGAAGGGCATGAAGAAGGGCGGCATGGTTAAGTCCAAAAAGGGCTACATGGGCGGCGGCATGGTCGGCTACGCCAAGGGCGGCAAGGTTGACCAGTCGATGTGCAGCCCGCGCAAGCAGATGGCGATGGGTAAGAAGGCCTGATGCCAAAGGATGCTTGCTATCAGAAGGTGAAGGCCAGGTATAAGGTCTTCCCCTCCGCTTATGCGAGCGGGGCGATTGCCAAGTGCCGCAAGGTTGGCGCCAAGAGTTGGGGGACCAAGTCTTCTGCAAAGAAGAAAGGTTCAAAGTAATGGTGCGGAAGACCGAAAAGGGCGCTGCGCTGAAGCGGTGGTTTCAGGAAGACTGGAAGGACGTCCGCACGGGCAAACCTTGCGGGCGTCAGGAAGGTGAGAAGCGCGGCGTGCCGTACTGCAGGCCGAGCAAGCGGGTCAGCGAGAAAACTCCGAAGACGTCCGGTGAGATGTCGTCATCGGAGAAGCGCAGCAAGATCCGAGAGAAGACGGCGCTGGGCCAACCTGCGGGGGCGCCTAAGCGCGTTTCTGCGGCGAAGAGGGGCGGCAAGTGACAACGTCAGGCAGCAGAGACTTCAACCTCGATGTCGGCGAGATCATCGAGGAGGCGTACGAGCGGTGCGGGCTTGAGGTTCGCACCGGGTATGATGCGCGTACGGCGCGTCGGTCTCTGAACCTGATGTTCGCCGACTGGGCGAACCGTGGCTTGAACCTGTGGACGGTGACGCAGGCTACGCAGACGCTGACGCAAGGAACATCGACATATACGCTGGCCGCGGATGTCGTGGACATCCTTGAAATGGTCCTGCGTAGGGATGGTACGGACTACGAGATGGATCGGATCAGTCGCGGGGAGTACTTGGACTTCCCGAACAAGACAGATCAGGGCATGCCGAGTCAGTTCTACTTCAACAGGCAGATTCAGCCGGTCATCACGCTGTGGCAGACGCCTCAGAATTCGACGGACCAGCTGGTCTACTACTATGTGCGCCGGTTGCAGGATGCGGACACGATGGTCAACACGACCGACATGCCGTTCCGGTTCTACCCGTGCATGGTTGCGGGCCTGGCCTACTATCTTGCGATGAAGCGGGCGCCTGAGCGCATGCAACTGCTCAAGGCGGTCTACGAGGAAGAGTTCATGCGCGCGGCGGACGAGGACCGAGATCGGGTGTCCTTGTTCTTGCAACCGGACAGCAGGTACATCTGATGGCGTTTGCGAGTGGCAAGTGGGCGTGGGGTCTTTCCGACCGGTCCGGGTTCCGGTACCGGCTTTCT